GCAAGGTGTTAGCTAATGCTAGCCTTCGTTATCGAAAAACCCGCAATTCGTCCTCGAGGCGTTAGCCCCTTAGACGACACCCCGCACAAAGCCAAAGCGACAGTGAACTCGTCGCCCCAGCGATCTACGGGGATGCGGCAGGGAAGTACTTTGACGGTGGCAAGCCATCTAATACTGTCTTCGCTCCATGAATCCCAACGGGATTCGTCCGCTGTGTGAAAAACAACATCACCTAACGTAGGAGGTCCAAACTTTCGATACATCTTGGGAACCGCATCAATGCACCGTTTCATAGCAAGGGTTGCCCCTGGCCACTTTTGGCGAATTGCATTGTGTAGAGCGATCCATTCGATGGGCGACGACATCAGACCCTTTGAATAAACGGATCTGACATCTTGTCCTAGGAAATAGTCACCACCGCAGGACTCCCGGAAGGGGCCTTCGATGAAACTTTTGTCACGGTTAATGACGAATCCGCAACACTCTAGGACCGCCTGCACGTCCCGTGCGTACTCCCGAGGTACCAAAATATCATCCCCGAAAGCATAGACACTGTGGCCCACTTTTAGACCAGAAACCGCCGCCGCAAGGGCAGCGAAAATCAAAGTTTCCAGCTCAAATGTGAAGCCATTGCCCATACTGCTAAACTTATGCAGATCAACCCATTCCCCTGAATCCCAATCGAGGCTGTCGCCTTTCTTGGAAAGACCGGGTACAAAAGTCTTCGGACAACGGAGTGTGAACAGCAAATCGAACCATTCGGCTGGTAGTAACCAACGTACAAGTTCTAAACTCACTGTGTCAGACGCACTGCTAAGGTCTATAGTAGCCCATGAATCAAACGTGGACCCATCACGGGCCAGTTCACGATGGAGTTTTTGACCATCGATCCACGGGTTAACTCGGAACGAAGTTGGGTCCTCATCTTCCTGTGAAGGAGAAACGTGAATTCCAACTCGCCCAAGCCGCTTCTTTATATACGCTCCGACGCCGAGTTGCAGCCACAAGTTACCGAGTGGCTCGACGCAAATGCCGCGATGTGTTGCGGCGGTTTTAGGGACGCATGTAAAGTAATTCCCGGGTAGCGAATCCGGGAGAGCGAGACCAGACGCTAACCTGCTCCTACCCCAGGCCGAAGGCCAGAAGTAGTGCTCGAAAAGAGCTAAGGCGGGCTGCGTACACCTGGGAGTCACCCAGAACTTATCTGCCAACGTCTTGGACGTTGAACCCTTCAGCTCGAAGCAAGTGCCTGGCCCGAATGACGGTTTTATGTCAGACGGGATCGGTCCCAAAACGCGCGCGATGATTTTTTCCGCCTTCTGCAGGATATGC